TGCTTCTAAGACTCGACAAAGTAACGCGTATGATGCAGTAGCAATACAAGCAAAAAGAGATGGAATTGATTTTAGCGTACAAGAAATAGTAAGAGTTTTACAAAAATCTATTGAACAAATTAGAGGTCAATCTACGAGCAAATTAAATAAACGAATACTCAAACAATTTAATCCAATGCTTGGAACTAAGTTTGAAAAATTAGATGATTTATTGGCACTAGCAAATTCAAGAACGAATACAAAAAGAATAACTTGGGAACAATTAGATGGATATATCAAAAATATAGGAGAAGATGCAGTATTTACACCTCTCATTGGTAAGACAACTTTAAATAGATTAGCTGAATTACAAGATGGAGCACTCAGAGCATTAAGAAACAATAAGGTTATCAATCCACTTACAGGGCGTTCTAAAAATAAAACAGGAACTTTTTTAAACAAAGCTAATGCAGAGTATAAAAAATATTTAAGATTCCAAGATTTAGATTCTTTGTTTTATAAATTAGCACAACGAGAAAAATCTCATAGCCCACAACATTTAGCATACGCTTTAGGTAGTAGGTCTGCATTAGAAAAATTAAATAACCCTGATGCTATAAGCAGATTGATGAAAGTGTTGCCTGATGAAGCATCTCGTAATGAAGCATTACAAATATTAAGACAGAATTATGTACGCAGTATAACAAATGATGCAGTAGTAAAAGTAGGCGGAAGCGGTCTTAAAATAGATAAAGATATGGTAAAGCAGTTATATGCACCACGCACAAGCACAGGAGAGATAAGTCTAGCAACAAAATTCAACAATAGAGTCAATGCTCAAATGCAGGCGTTTGATGCTTTGAATAAAAAAATACAAGCAAATCCGGGCAAGTTTGTTGACTTAAAAGAAACAGAAATACTTTCTATACTTCAAGGTAGTTCTGTACAATCTGTTAGAGACACACAAAAAATAATATCTAATATTATAGATTTAAGAATACAAAAAGACAATGTGTTGAAATCTAAATTATTTGCTAACATTACAGAGAATACAGCACAAGATATTTTAATAAATCCAAAAATATTTGTTAGTTCATTGCTTGATGCAGATGATATCACGATGAATACAGTAATGAAACAGCTAGATGTGTTCGCAGAAACAAATCCGCAAATGTTCAAAGATTTGCAAAAAGCGGTAATTATGGAGCTACAAGAGCGTGCTGGTAAGGGTACAGGCGGTGCATTAGTCGAAAGAGGCGTAAACGAAATGTTTGACCCACAAATAATGCTCAATATTCTTAATAATAAAAAAACAGGGGCTAACGCAAAAAGAATATTAAACTACGGCACAGACAATATTTACAATGATTTATTAGATATGGCAAAATTGCTTAAAGCTAACAGGTCACAGACTTTTGCTAAAAATGTTGCAGACTTAGGTACTAAGCCTGTTGTAAGCGGTCAAGGTGTAACAGTAGTTGCTAGTGGTTTTGTACCAATGTTACAAAGATTTTTCTATGGAGAACTATCCGCAAATGGTTTAACTAAACAATTATTTTTTACAAAAGCTACTGCACAACAAAAAGCAGAGGCTTATAAACAAATGGTAAGTAGTCTTTTAACGACCAATCAAGGACATAGAGCATTAATAAGAGGTTCTCAAATAAATACAGAAACTCAAAAATATTATTTAGAAGAGTTAGAAAACCTAAGAAAAGAAATGATGAAAAGAAACGCTTCTAGAAATTAAATAGATGATTTAATTTTTTTAGCCTCTTCTTTTAAACATCTTATTCTTTCATTTATCTCTTTTCTACGTTCCGTTAAAGCATTCACGCGATAAGATATAGTGCGAGATTCTTCTCTGTATATCTGTATTCTTGTTTCTACTTCTTCTAAGTCTGTGTTTGGTATTGTCATAATAAAATATTATGGGGTGTCCAAAATGGGAAAATATATACGAAAACCCCAAATGAGCTCCTCACGGTTTACTCCACCCCAATCATAAAAATCTACCCACGTTTGGGTCTAGTATCATTACTCCATCTGTATCTCTTTCTCCCTCTCGATTCTTCACTAACCTATATTCTAATTCTACGTATGGTCTGCCATTCCTGTCAAGCTTTTTACTCTTTGCAAAGTCAGTATTTTTTGGGTACATCATTACTATGATATCAGCATCGTTTTCAACATCTCCTGAGTCCTTTAATGAGTATATGCCCGGCTTATTACTTCTAGCACCCTCACGATTAATCTGTGCTAACAACAAGACAGGTATTTGTAAGTCCATAGCCATTTGTTTAATACCGTGTGATACTTCGGCTATTCCATCGCATTTCGATAGTTTTGTGTTCCAAGGAACTAATTGTAAATAATCAACAACAACCATTTCGATATTGTGTTTGCGTTTCAAAAAACCACATCGTGCTCGAAGGTGCGTGATATCACGTACTGTGTTAATTATATGTAATGGTGCTGCACAAAGTTTTTTTGTTGCAGTAATGATATCATCCATATGTTTGTCTACATCCTGACTAGCTAACGAATCATATATGTTTTTACCTGATGATATCTGTGCCAAGCGTTTCATAATTTGGTCTGCCATCATTTCAAAAGAAAATATAGCAACAGCTTTTTTGTCTGTAATTGCTGTACGCAATGCAATATTAAGTGCTAATTGTGATTTACCACAAGATGTTGGTGCTGATATCACCATAACTTCACCCCTGCCTATACCGCCTTCTGCTAATTTTTCATCTAAATGTGTTATACCAGTAGGAAATTTATCTGCAACATAGACACCGTCACGCATCTGTGACAGTTTATCTAAAAAATTCTTAGCATTATCACCTAATTTAGTCTTTTCTTGGTGTGCTTGGTCTAAGCCATCTAGTCCTTTTTCTATAATACTAATAGCTGATGTACAATCTCCGCCATTTTCTATATCTTCAATGGCTAACCTTGAACTACGTATCAAAGAACGCTTATTTGAACACTCTTTTACTATCAAGGCTGACGAACGTGCCTGTAAACTTGTACCAAAACCACCGTCTAGACTAATTATATAGTCTACACCACCAACGTAATCTAATTGGTTGCTAGTTTTTAAGTGTTCAGTTAATGATATCTCATCTAAGGGTTTGTTGTTATCTAAAAGTTTTTTAAGGGTAGTAAATATTACTTTGTTGTTTTCGTAATAAAAGTCATCAGGCGATATAATTGATAACATTTCTTCGAGTGTTGATGTATCATTACCACTTAAACAAGAACTTAATATTTTTCTTTCTGCGAGTTCATTTTTGGGTAACTTTATGTCGCTCATATATTTCTTTCATCTTATTTTTTATTTCTTTGGATAATGTCTTAATTGACTTCACTATAATAGAATTAGAATTGTCAAATCTCTTCTCGTGTAACGATTCAGTAAGGTCGTGTAAAACTTCTATGCCCTCTGATAAATCATTAATTTCATATATAATCTTTGGCTCTTTATCCGATTTGGAATTTTTTGTACTCATAATATTTATTAACTGTTGCTTGTGATATTTGATATTGTCGGCTACAACTTTTACATATCATTCGATATTTCTTGCCCATACTTGTAACTCGTATTCCTTTTCTTTTTACATCTTCAGATGCACAATAAGGACAAGTCCAATTATCTAAACCGTTCAATATACCAACGTGTGTTTTATGAGTATCATACTCTGTGAGCTTTTTGTAAACTTTTTCTAATAACAAAACATCTTTTTTACAATATTTGACCATAGCGTTCATTGCTTTTTCACAATTATTAAGACATATGTCTACCCATAATTGGAACGTAGTGCTTATTTTGCCATCGCCAAATAAATATTGTCCTAAATAATCTAATCTATTAGAGTTAAATCTAAATTTACGTCGTGCTAATTTAAGGGTATCTACAGAATTATATATATATTTGGGTATGATATTGTGATATATTGTCCGTGAGTTAAAAAATTTGATATCAAAATTGTCGCCATTGTGTGCTACTGCTTCATCTGCTAAACACAAAACTTCGTGGAAATCTATTAATAGTTGTTTGTCACAACCTTTGTCCCAAGTGAGAGAGTGTACTTGCTTGCCACTCTCCCACTTATAACAAATACACATAACAGCACGTTCTTTTATGATGCTATTATGCGGTATGGTTTTCTTATAACCACTTTGCCAAAAGAAACCAATGTTGGGAGATGTTTCTATATCCCAAAACAATCGATTAATTTTAGCTTTTTTACTCATCAGAATGGGTCGCTTGATATGTCTACATTCGTTGATTTTGGTTTTTCCTCAATCAAACTAAGTTTGTGAGAATAGTATTTCATATCCCCTTTCTCATTAAGCCAAGATGCTATATTTACTTTTTTGCCTGCCATTTCTTGCGGTATGGTAAGCGTGCCAAGTAGTTTAGGTGATGATTCAGAGGTCATCTTCTTGTTTTGAAAAGATGCACCTGTTCCCTCTTTTTGTACGTATTCGCTCATAATAAGTCGTCCTCAGTATTATTTGTGATAGTTTTTGTTTCTTCTTCGTGATTGTTTAATGCGTCAGCATCTTGGGTATTATCCAAGAGTAGCAAACCTGCCATAGCTCTTTTTCTTGCGTACGACGCCGCAGTACCCGTTATTTGACTATCATCCATTCCCTTCTTAGACAAAGGCTCACGTGCCTGTGCCTTAACAGATATGGATTCGCCTGTATCACAACAAGTTAATGTAACCGTTGCTTCGACATAATATCTGTCGCCTATATATACAATCTTATCATCCATAATTAAAGAAAGATTTAGCTCCTTCAAGTATGGTTTTACAGATTCACATATAGCTTCTATGTTTCTAAAAGAGTATTTGCCAAAGGCGTTATACTCCGTCTTGCCAACTTTGATGGCAGTTTCTAATTTGCAGAGTTTTTCTGCTATGTTTTTCATATATTTGTGCATATTTTTTTTATTTGTGTTTTATACAAAATCGTTCTTTGGGTATTGTTAGTTGCATTTTCTATTAATGTTGGGTCGCAATCTATGTAATTTAATTCTTTTATTTGGAGTTCTAGCGGTAAATATTTAAATTTTCTAACCATTTGCCTAAAGCCAACAGGATGTAAGACATCAGTTTTTGGATTGTTTAGATAGGAAATTATATTTGATAATACCTCTTGTAAAGATAAATTTGTTTGATTTCCATATCTTTTCCAAGCGTTCTCTATTTTGCCAAGAAATTGATTAGCCATATCATCTATCACGCCACGCACTAAAAAATTTTTATGACTGTGGTCAAGTACAGCTTTTTCTAACGTGATATCAAATATAGGACAACGTTCAGGCATATTGCTTTGTCTGTAATCTTTGACTTTATTCTGTGGTAGATATTTCATTTACTTCTAAAATTATTACTGTTGCTTTACCTTTTTTTGTTTTACCTAGTCCGTCAGGACTTGGTTTTGATTGTAGAAAGTATCCTAATGCAGACTTAGAATCTCTAGCCCACAATAATTTTCTTCCTATGTAATCATCAGGCATATCATAATGTTTGTATTTTATTTCGTATTTTTGCATAATACCAAACTTTGTAAAGGTAACAATACGCCCTTGCTAAGATTATCGTCGCCACCGTACACATCTTTATTTGTATTTAGATGTGGTCTACATAATGTTTTAAGTTTTTTTGTTGGCAATATTATCATTCTGTCCTCTACAACAAAACAATAGAAATCTGATTGTGTAGTTGATATACCGCTTGGCTTGCCACGACACTCATATTCTATAAATACATTGCCTGTTTTTGCTGTGAGTAAATCATTTTTTACTTCGATAGTTTTATTTTGTATGATATCAGCTATTTTTTTCTCTGCTACCTGACCAACTTTGAGGTCGTAATTAAAATCTGAACAGAAATCCATATTATTTTATACCCTGAAATATGTATGATATGATATCAACTGTCCACCCATTGCCTATCATCTTATATCTTTGCGTGTTTGATACACCCTCTGTGTAGTTGTCAGGTAATGTTTGTAGTCTCTCGCACTCTATCACGCTTAACTTTCGCCAAGTTGACGACGTATGTATTACCTTTGGTTCTCTGTTACCGCCACCACACGTGTTTATTGTAGGACTTTTTCCCTCTCTAGCATAAACTCTTTTTAAAATATCGTGACCATTTACGTTTGCTTTGCCAACTTCGATAAGAGTACACCCATTATTTCCAGCACCTTTGTACATTGTTGCGGTGCAGCACAACGATTTTTGTGTGATATCACGTAAATGTCTTTTGTTTCTTTCGTTTACCGGGACGGGTGCTGCGTCTGCTTTTGGGTCAATAATGTCTGATATCACGAGTTTTTTATCACCTGCAATTAATTTATTAACATTTACTGGTATGTTCGTCCAATAAAGTCTTTTTCTATTTTGTGCAGAAAGTATAGAACTATTTATTTTATGTGGTTTTACTTCGAGTATATCAGATATCACATCTTGGCATTTTTGATTCATAACTACATTTTCTAGTAAAAAATATTTAGGCTTACATTCTTTAAGTAGTCTAACGTATTCAAAAAATAATTGAGAACGTGGGTCGTTAAAATTTAATCTGTCATTTTTGGCAAAGGAAAACCCTTGACAAGGACTTCCACCGATAAGCAAATCGATTTTATCCAAGTCAAGGGAACTATTATTAATTATCCTTATATCCCCTATATGAACACTATTAGGAAAGTTTTTTTTTGCAATTTTTATAGCATACTTATCTATCTCTGAAGCATAATACTTATCATACGGTATGTTTGCTCGTTTAAGTGCTAACTGTCCACAACTGCACCCATCAAAAAGTGATAATACATTCATTTATGAGGTATGTCATTTAATTCATTTGGTAATTTTCCGTCGTCTATCCATTTTTTTGTTTGATACAAACACATCGCGTTCCATATGACTGCACCGAGGTGGTCTTCATCTGTTTTGTTTTCCATCGTTGCCCATAAATGTCTATAGATAGCATCAACATATCTCGACAACGGTATACCTTTTCTCCAATTATCTCTACCGTACTTCAATGCTCCATCTTCAAATCTTTTTGAGACAGAACGTAGAGCATCAATAGGCATTAAGCTAGGGATTCCCTTACCCTCGTGGAAATCCCTAACTGCTCCTGTTTCAAAATTACTTTGTTTCTGCGAACTCGGTAGCATTGTCACATTTTCTTGCTTTAATTACACCTAAATGATTTATAACATCTAACCACATTTGTGGCGTCTTACCTAAAACAGGTACACAATCTTCGTCTTTTGTTATCACGCCCTCTATTGTAGGTTTTGCGATACCATATACATAATTGACTGCTTTCATTGCATCATCTATGTAATTTAAATTGATATCATCCCACTTACAAGGTTTGACTTCTTCCTCGACAATTGGTTCTGCACCGTGGTAGTTTACTTCGATTATTCTTATAACACAATTTGGTAGTAGATTACCATCAATGTGCGGTAAAGGCATTGGTTGCAACCCTGCCATACGAAACTCTCTCATAAATCCACTTATGCTAAAAACACCGTGTGATATACTAGTGTTTCTATCTAGAATTTGGTCTTGTGTTTCGGCTATAGTAATAAATTCTTCGTCGTCTATATGATACAAAGATTTACCACCGTGATATTTATTCTTATTGATTACATATACTCTATATTCTTTTTTCATAAAATCTCCTTTCATAAATATCTCCTAAGAATCGGCTCGTCTTCATCTTTAATACGTTTCATAAACACTTTGAAATGTCGGTTTGAACCATCTGTAGCTTCATAAAATTCATTGTCATCTTCTCCAAAAGTTAAATAATCTAACTCTTTAGTAACAATGTAATCCCAAGCATCTTTTACATTTTTTGGCTTATCAACAATAGTTATGTATCTGTCGAGATACTCAAACTCTCCATCTCGTATCTCTAATTCTACTAACCAATATTTATATTCTTTTGGGTTTATCTGTATAGTGTAACCAGAAAACTCTTGGTTCTCAGATGTAACAACTCTATCTTCGACGTCTTTGGCTGATTTGCCAACTACGGTATATGTTTCTTTTACTTCGTATATATTTGTCATTTTTAATTTAAGTTATGGATTGAAAAATACAATTCGCAAGCATCTAAAAAAATAAGCACACTCTTGTCAAGTTTTTTTTGTGTCCACCATTTAAAAAACGGTTTGCCTGTTACGTTGCATATACAAACAGAACAAATTTTTGGACGTTTAGCTAACGAAAACTTATTTCTAACGAACTCACTCTCTATAGATAATTGGTAACAATCACTATCGTAAAACTTACCAACACCATTTAAACAATTTCTAAATTTGTAATCAACAAGCACGTAACTTTTGTCTACTTCAGCCACCATATCAATTGTGCCTGCCACTCGTAAACTGTGGTCTTCAATCAAATACTCACATTCTACAGGTTTTATTTTTTCTTCGTTTATGATATCATAATGAGCATCATACAAAAACTCTGCCCACTCCTCTGATACCTTGTCGTCTTGTCCTGTAAACATATATTCTAAATTGAGGTGTGCCTGTGTGCCAAACTCTGATACAGGGACGGTTTGACCATTTGGTAAATTAGCGTAGCCCCAAGCTTTTTGCACAATTTTATCTGTGCTATCATTAGGAAAGAGTCTAGCTAACTCTATGTATTTATTCATTCGCCATTGGTCTATAAATGGATTAGGAATAATTTTAAGTATCGTAGTAACGCTTGGATATAAGCTTTTATTTTTTCTTATGTCCGACAACTTTGAATCGTGTGATGGTATTGGATTGTTTATTTCTGTGTAATCGTATACGTGCATATTTATAATGGTTTATGTTTTATTATTAAATTATTATTATTATTTACAACAGGTATTGGTTTTACCGTTTGGTAAAATGGTCTACACTTATCTGATATCGTGTACCACTTAGTCCTATCGTAGGCTTTTCGGTTGAAACTGCCGACATCTATCGCCCCTTGTTGCTCTAATGATTTTAAGATTCTCCACACCTGTCTCTCTGACCAAAACGGAAAATGTTTTGATATCACATTTACAGAGCCATATGTCCAATACTTGCCATCGTGGTAATGTTTTTTTGACCCCACATTTTTAGTGCTAAAAAAATGTATATACTCTAACACGATTGCCTCGTTGACACCGTATATTTTTGCTAATTTTTTTTGGAAAAAAAACTTGGACATAATTATGTGTACCCATCTTACGCGATGAGGTCAACCAAAATAGAACTATGATATATTTTTTGTACCCGAACAAACCCGGCAGCAGCATAAAAAAGCACGTTTTTGTAGTGATATCATCAAAAATACCTGCTGTCTCTGGGTTGTGCTGCCTGAGTTGCTGGTGTTTTTTGTTGTGATATCATCGGTTGA